CGCTCGCAGTGTATCTATTTTTCCTTTGCGTCCTGAGTGACGCATGATTTCCACCGACTCCACATTACAGACGATAGGCACAGATAAAACCTGCGACTCTTCGTCCGCTTCGCGTTCGTGGTTGGATTCGGTTTCAGGAAAACGAAAGCCGCATGCGTCGCACCAGCAATGTGACGCATGCTGCTCGGCCTTGCATTGCGGGCACACCTTGAATGGCGATGCATCACCATAACCGTCGTCGGAGTCTTGGCCGCCTCCATCGTCGTACTTGCGTTTGCCGTAGCCCGGCGAATCAAGCGGCCCATGCCGACGCAGGTTATTGCCAAAATCGAGCAACAGGCAATCATTCTTGTCCGGCGACACGCGAAACCCACGTCCGCAGATTTGTGCAAATAGCCCAGCCGACTGCGTGGCACGCACTACCGCGATGCAGTCGATGTTCGGCGCATCGAATCCCGTCGTCAATACGTCCATGTTTACCAGCCACCTTAATTCGCCAGCTTTGAATCGATCCAAGCTTGATTGCCTTTCGAGCGGCAATGTGTCGCCTGTCACGATACCAACTTCCTCATTCGTTAGTTCCTGCATACAAGCCGATAATGCACACGCATGATCGACGCCAGCCCCGAAAATCAATATTGACTTTCTATCTGTCGTTTTCGCCGCGATCTCGCGGCAGACATCGGCTACCTTTGATCCTGACAGGAACGCACCTTCCATCTCCTTGGGGACGAATTCGCCGCCACGGGTGTGCAAGCTAGAGGTATTGATTGTCGACGCTGCCGACTCATTGGTCAGCGACGACAGGTAGCCCTGATCAATCAGCTTGCGGATCGGTGCTGTGTATACGATCTCGTCCCACAGATCGCCGTCAGTCAGCATGCCGTCCTGCAGCCGGTAAGGCGTTGCTGTCAACCCGACGAATCGCACCCAGCCATTGCCCCGGCGAATCTCGTCGATGAATCGTCGGTACATACCGACATCACGGTTAGCGACTAGGTGCACTTCGTCAATAATGACTAGCTTGCGTTCCCCAAACTCAAATGCTCGCTTCCAACAGCTTTGTATGCCGGCACATACAACTTGGTGGTCAGTATCACGAGACTTGAGCCCAGCCGAGTAGATACCGATATCGACCCCTGGCAATACCCTAGCGACCTTGTCGGCGTTCTGTTCCAGCAGCTCCTTACGATGTGCGAGTACGATGACATTGCCGCCCCATGCAATCGACTGGCGTACCATCTCAGCAATGCAAAGCGACTTGCCCGCACCTGTTGGCAGGACGATGATCGGATTGCCGCTGGCGTGTCGGAGATATTGCCATACCGCGTCGACTGCTTCCTGTTGGTACCAGCGTAGATCCATCATTCGTCCATTGCACCATTACATTGCCACGCCGGGCAAAGCCGGCTCAGCCAAGCTTTGCCCGGACAATTTTCGGCTAGTTACTCAATCCCGCGTTCGGTCACCGTGACCGTCGCTGGAGACGTGGACGGTGTACGAGCTGATAATAGCTTCATCTTGAACCGTTCGAATCGCTCGTTACCGGTCGCCGCCTCCATCTTCTTGACCTCGCGAAGGTTCGCCGCGTAGGTTGCCACACGCAGGTACACCTTCGCCTGGTCTGGATCGTCCCGCACAAGCTCCTTAAAGATGGCCTGCGACCAATATGGTTCGGCTGATACGACCTTCGCTTCAAACTTGTCCCCCATCACGCGACGAGTCTTCGTGTCGCCGGTTGACAGCCGATCGATTGCTAGTCGCAGCTCGTGTTCATAGGCACGTAGCTTGCTCATCTCGTCCTTGACGAGCATCAGCATCTGGCACATGCCATCAATATCAGATGTGCCAGTTTCCATCGACCGGAACGGATGGAACACCTTGTCGGGGGGTTCAATTACTGCCATGGTGCTGCGTCCTCCATACTTGGCAGAGGCGGTGCCTGCGAGCCTTGCGAGGTCGCAGGCTTTTCAGTCAAAGCCTTGTACGACACAACCTCATTTCGCAATGCGCCGTCGTGTTCTTTGACTTTCAACTGCACCAGCATGGGCCGATTGTGCAGCTCGGTTGTGTCTTGCGGCGTCATCACGTTTACGGCTCGGCAGATCGCCGACAGCGTGCCCTCTGCGATGGCAACCGCTTCGGACGATGGATTCTTGAGGTTCAGCCGATCCCAACACTTCCGGCCTTTGTGTGCTCCATCTACGACCTGCAACACCAGCTCGATAAACCAGCCTGTGCGAGCCTTGTTGTCTTTCTTCTTCGATTCGACGATCACCATCGGATATTCACCAGCTGGCATAGCCTCGGGGATTCCATCGTTTGGCTTGACGGTCGACGCGTTGAATCCTGCCACATTAACCATTGCTATCCTCCAGATATTGCGAGTAAACAGAAAAATCCATCGGAAGTTCCGATGGTAAACCAAGTCGATTCTTTGCTTTATGGGCCGGCAGTTCTTGCGAATAAATGAGCCGTTCCCCGGTACCGATACCGATGGTCCGCTCCTGACCAGACCCTTCGTCAGTGGTCCGGGTGAACGTCTTGTAGTTACAAAACAAGAGTTCGTCGCACCACTCCATTAGCATTTCACAGGTGTTTTTGTGCAGCTTGGGGGTGTATCGATCGTAACTGTCTGAGTCGGGTGACTTGAATTTTTCGACGCTGCTATGTGCCAACACGAGCACATGCATACCTGCCGCCCGGCAACCGTTCAGGCACTTTAGGTAGGAGTACATCTTTTTCTCAGCGAATCCGTAGCCTTTCCCCCAGTCGAATTCCGTGATGGCCTTTTTCCCGTGTGCGTCACACACGTTTTGATGGATGAGTCTTTCCAACCAATCAGCGGTATCGATGACGATCGTTTTGAAGTCATGCTCGGAACTTGACAGCTCCATAATCGGTGCCCACGCCTCTTCCAGTGTTACGGCGAACGGAAACGCCGGCACGTCGATATCGCTGATGCCGTCTTCGGTTGGCATAAAGATCGGGCTCGGCCACTGGGCGGCCCATGTCGACTTGCCGACGCCATGCGGACCGTATAGCACCGTCCGCCGCGGCACGGCTTTCTTGGCAGATTTAACAGCATCCAAATAACTCATGCTATCCCCTTTGAGTAATAACGACAGAAACCGAACCATGCTTTTCAACTTGCTGGCGCTCGACCGTCAGCTTCGTGATCTGCGAATCGTCGGCATAAACACCTGCTTTTTCGAGTGCATCGAGCATTGCTTTTAGTACGTTGTCGACGTCTCGTCTCCGCTTGTCAGGAGGATAAAGCGTAATCGCTATTTCGAGGTCACCGGTCAGCGGTGGCGTGCGCGTGTGCATTACACACGCCACTACTGAATGTCGGTAGTCCAAGCCTCTGCGGCTTATCCGTAGCTGGCCACGCTGTCGAGCGGGGAGCCAATAATGATTAATGCTTGGTGGCCATGGCAGAGTAAGCCTAACGGTTGCCATGGCCATCGCGATTTCGTGCTTCAATCAGCTCGTGAATCTCTTTCCGCATGATCTTGACGTTGTCGGGTGCCTCGATGCCAAGCCGAACGCGATCGCCTCGTAGCTCTACGACCATGACTGTGATTGTGCCGCCAATGTAAATGACGTCGTCTTTCTTCCGTGTAAGAACCAGCATGCTTTAACTCCTTAAAAAACGGCCAACGAAAGTCCGTTCTCGTTGGCCGTCATCCTGTTAATGGTCGCTTCGTGCGACCTCCATCGAACTTACGTCCATTGCAAATTCGTCCGTTCGCTTAAACTCGATAATTCTTTCGAGGTCCGTCCTTAGTCTGATGTACCACCCAAACCGCAGTTCCTCGTCATCGGTGCCGATGGCCTTGAGCCACAAGCCGAACGATTCGAATACCAACCTCCTAAGCCGCTGCGTTGGCATCATTGATCACGTCCTCCGAAGTAAACCCAGGAACACCACCAGCCGAACCCCCAGCCGAGGATTAGGCACAGTGCGTATAAGAGTGGTTCGGTGACGTTCATGGCGTGTCGGATACCCTCGCAAAGGCGTATGCCACATCTGGCGTCCGTCGACCGTAGCAGTCGTGGATCGTGCCGCAGTGCTCGCACCATTGCACGGGTCCGTGCTCGTTGTGTCCGATCAGCTTGAGGTCGGACTTTCCGCAGCGTTCGCATTTGGCTTCCATCATTCGCTCCTGAGTTCGTAAATAACGTGACCGGTGGCACGGTCCCGGTCTGTGATCTCGATCGTGTGGCCGGCCTTCCGGAGCTCCCAGTCCGTAACGACCATGGACCGACCGCGGTAAGTCAGCACGCTATTAGATCGCCGGTTGCGTGCCTGCTGCTTCCATGTCGCCCACATACAGTTGCTAGGCGAATAGTCGCCGTCGACATTGACACGCTCAAGCGTGTGCTTCATTGATGGGCGATGGCCTATGTCTTGAAAGAACGGGGTGGGGTCATGTCGCCACTTATCGCATACGCGAATGCCACGCCCACCGTACCACTTGAACGCCCGCGACCGACTGTTGTAGCAACGGTCTATCATGTGAGCCCAGGCGTTGTAGATATACAACGGAACCCCGCGACGCATCTCCATTACGAACCTCCATGCACGGCCATCCGTGCTAGTGATCCAAGGGAGGCATTCCGCTGGCCAAGAGCAGCCAAAAGAAATGCCGTACGTTCATCTCAACGCACGGCATGATTACACAGTAATCTTACTGTGTCAAGCAGGGTTTAGAATTTTTTTCTTTTTCGCCATCTGCGTCATTAGGATCGCCGCTGGCCCGCGTGGTATAAGCGGGTCGTCTTGGTCCTCCCATCTGGCGACGGCAGGCTGCGACACGCCCATCCTCGCCGCAAACTCGTACTGAGTCTCGGCGTAGGCTTCCCGAAGCGGCCGAACCAGCTTTTTATCGAACTCCGGAATTGACATGATGTTTTCCATGGATTACAAGGTAATCTGACAAGACAAGAAACGCAAGCCTGCCGCCGGTGCTAATTGTTGAGATTAACGTACGGCAATGCCGCGTGGCGGCAGGCTTGCAATGCTCGCTGCAGGACTCGAACCTGCGAACCCCTCGGATGTGAACCGAGTGCTCTAACCAACTGAGCTAAGCGAGCCAGGCTAGATCACAGCAATGTGAATGCTGAGAAGTTAATTCAAATGTCGGGACCGCGATGCGAGTATCGGTACTGCGTACGCTTCGGCCATCCCTTGCACATCTGGTCGGCGCAGCGCTCTAGATGAAAAGGAGAAGTGAAATGGAATGCCCAACGCCATGCCCTGTGTGCGGTGAAATTGTCGACCTCCACGACATGGTGTCTGTCGCTGGCAATCAGCTCGTGTGCGAGTCATGCGTGTGCGTGGAGTGCGAAGGTAGTGGTGAGTGCGGCGACTGTTATGGCTCGCGACACTGCGACCATTGTGGTCGTGAATGCATTGATTGCAACGGCGAAGGCAGCTGCCGCATGTGCAGCGGTAGTGGGGTTGATTTGAATGGCGCAGCAGGAGGAAGGGGGGGGTGATGGACTTCAAACCAGTTGATGACGACGAGATTGATGCTGCTGTGGACGAGGTGTTCGCGGCAGTCCACCGCTGGCGTGAGTTACTCAAGCGTCGTCGACGCGCTGATCTTGCTGGCGTGCTTGTCGCCAGGAGCGACTTTGAGTGCATACTGTACTCTGAGTCGGAGAAATACACATCCCAAATCTACAGGCTATTGTGGGACCGCGACAAAGACACGTTTACGTTTCCGCAGCAGGAGCAAGGGGGGGGTGA